GAAGACCTTTTAGGTCTGGGGATTCCTCTCCTTCTTCTGTTAGATGCTCTCGAAAGAATAATGGAGTTAAAATTATGGTAAAAGTATTGATGATTGGAAGTGGTTTGTCGGCTGAGATGGTGAATGATTATCGTTATAAGGAAAACGATTGGATCATTTGCACTGTCAACAACGCATTTAGAGTAACGCCGCAATGGAAGTATGCATTCTTTTCAAAAGATTATCAGAAAGGAAAGCGCCCGTATCCTCAAGAGGGAAAAATCATTGTTGATGGAGAACAGATCGTTTTTGCATCCAGTCAATGGGGTGGCCTATTGAGAACAGGGTTATCAGTCACCATTCAATCCTCGTATTGGGTATTAAAAAATTTAAAACCGCATGTCATGGGCTATCTTGGTTCAGATATGAACTATAAGAAGGACAAGCGAGGGTGGACAACCTTTTATGGGCTTGGGGCAGATATCAAATTTAATGGTATTTCCGATCCAGATCGCATGGCGCAATTACATGGGGGAGGAAACCCAAACTACATACATGATGTGTATAAATTATTGGAAGAAAATGCCGCAAAACAAGGATGTAAGCTGTATAATTTTTCAGATGATCCCAAGACAAGGCTACCATTTCCAAAAATCACAGCAGAAGAGATAGACAATCAATGGCAAACACTCCAGGCAATGTAAACCTACTCGACATTCTGACGAAACAGCTTCGGAACATGAAGCTGTCTGCCCAAGAGGCGCAGAAATGGTTTCGTGACCAAATAAGAAAGCTGGCTGATCCCACTGGCATGTATTTGATGGCTTCTCATAAAGAGAGGCTGAGAACCGTTGCGCAAATTGATCGTTACAATACCAGATACCTTGGCCGAATGATCATGTTTTTTTATGATCCATACCACAAGAATAACCCAAAAGTCCTGCCATACTATGACATGTTTCCTCTAGTGATACCATTTAATCTGAATGCTCCAAGTAAGAAAAATGGTCCGGGATTTTTGGGTTTGAACCTTCATTACATTCCAATTCCATTACGTGCCCAGCTACTTCAGCAACTCATGTCCCTTTATCAAAACCAGCATTTGGATGAGAACAAGAAGCTGCAATTATCCTGGCAGATAATAAAATCACACGCAAGTATTAAATACTATAAACCATGCGTTAAGTGGTATTTGCATAAGCAAGTTAGATCACGAATATTCATTGTTGACCCTTTGGATTGGGAGTTTATGCTAACACTACCAACAGAACGATTTGTTCGCAACACCAAGAGTGGTGTGTGGCGAGAATCAAAAAGGAGTTTAGGGGTTCGCTAAATGGCATTCAATATCAGCGATTTCAAAACACACGTCAACAATAAAAATGTTGTTCACCCCAGCCATTTTATGGTTCGTTTCTATCCGCCTGCACAAATCTTTCAGGGGTTTTCAGATACGGTGCGTAACTTGGAATTTTGGGGAGAATCAACACAACTTCCAATGTATCAGATTGGTGGGCATCAGATGCAGAGATTTGGTTATGGCTCAGTTGAAGTGCGGCCCACAATTCCCCAGTATCGAGATTTTGTCATAACATTTATCTGTGATGCTAAGGGGGAGATATGGCGTTTCTTCAAAGAATGGCAGCGTCGAATCATAGAAAACACTTTGAATGGAACTAAAGCGATATATGAATTGAGCTATAAAGAAGAATACTTGGCAGATGTTGATATTGATGTGTTCCCTAGAGTTGCTGAACAAGCAAACACTGCACCTAATCCTATTATGCGAGCCAAGTTAATCAATGCATTCCCAATGCATCTTGGGGCTGTTTCCCTTGATTGGGGTGCGCAAAATCAGTATGCAAGATTGCCGGTAATACTGACATACACTGATTGGGTTGAGACACTATAACATTATAAATACTCTTGTAACAATTACAGGAGTATGAAATGGAAAAATATGGATTTGTTTATATTTGGAGAGACAGAAAACATAATCGTTATTACATTGGATCACATTGGGGAAGAGAAGATGATGGATACATTTGTTCCTCAAATTGGATGCGAGATGCATATAAAAGAAGACCAAATGATTTCAAAAGAAGAATATTGATTAGAATACATACTAATAGAAAAGATTTGTTCGAAAATGAATATCAGTGGCTGCAATTAATTAAAAAGGAAGAATTGAGAGTTCGTTATTACAATATAGTGAACCATTTATATCATGAAAATTTAGATAACTTTGTTTACAGTAGAAAAAACAAAACTTGGAGTCCTGAAACTAGAGAAAAAATTTCTGCATCTTTACGAGGAAAGAAACACACATTAGAACGAAGAAAAAATCAAAGTGAAGCTGCTAAAAAGCGAAAACCAATTACAGAAGAAACACGAGAAAAACTTAGAAAACGAAAAAATCACTTAGGTCATAAACATACTGAAGAAACCAAAAAAATTATAGGTAGAAAAAGCGGGCTTGCTCGTTTGGGAAAATCTAGAGGTAAGTGTAAAAATTTGAGTGAAGAGACTAAAGAAAATATGAGACTTGCTAGACTGAAAAAATGGGCTGATCCAGAATATAGAGAAATGATGATGAATGCCCGTATGAAAAAGGAGATTCAAAATGGCTAAACTACCTGAATTATTTCATCCAACAACTGATGTGATTATCCCATCTACAAAAATGAAAACGAAGATTCGCCCCATGTTGGTCAAAGAGGAAAAAATACTTCTCATGGCGAAGCTTTCCGATACCGGAGCAGATATTTACAATGCAATCAAACAAATTTGCCAAAACTGTTTGGTGAATGATGATGTAAAGATTGATGATTTGACCCTGTTCGATCTGGAATATTTGTTCCTAAAAATTCGTGCCATCTCAGTTTCTGACAAAGTCAACCTGACATTTATTGATAAAGAAGACAGTAAGGAATATTCATTCGAAGTTGATCTAAACAAGGTTGAAGTTAATCTTGATGAGGCAAAGGATAACAAGATTGAACTTGGCCCCGATGAAGGCTTTGTGATGCAATTTCCGAAGGCATCGTTTTACAATAGTGAATTATTCAAGAAAAAAGAAGTTACTGATACAGATGTAATGGATGAGCTAATCAAGGCATCCATTCAAATGTATTTTCAGGGTGATAAGGTTTACAATTTCAATGAAAATACCCAGGAAGAAATCAAAAAATTCCTCGATAACATGGACATTAAGACTTACAACAAGCTTCAAGACTATGTGGCCAATCTGCCATCGTTGAAACATGAGTTGAAATACACCAATTCTTTAGGTCATGAGAGAGAAATTGTGCTATCGACACTAAATGATTTTTTTACGCTTGTTTAAGCCATAACACATTGGAGAACTATTATCAGGTGGTGTTCTCCCTGGCACAACATCATAAGTATAGCATTGCCGATATTGAAAATATGTATCCATTTGAAAGGGACATTTATCTGGACCTTTTAGAGGCTTATATAAAGAAACAGGAAGAAGAAGCACAAAATGCCTGATAACAAATCTTTGCTTGATGGTCTTTTATCAAAGCTTGGTCATGCCGTTGAAAAGGCTTTTACGCCACCTGCTGTTGACAAACCACTCATAAAGTATCCAAACCTAGCAAACAGGGGCACTCCTGATGCTGCCGCTGCAATTGAAAGAGTCTATGCACAGCAGAAGAAACAGGATGAGGAATTTCTTCGCCAGTATGAAGCAATAACCAATAAGTTTCTTGGAGCTAATCGGCAGTTAGGTGCAAAGCCGGTTACTCAGGAAGTCAACACTGAATTGAATCGTCTTGAATCCACTATTCGTGGCATAATTTTTTCCAAAAAAACAACTGTCAAAGATGTGAATGTTCAGGAGGTCAAGCTGGACGATGTGACCCTTGCCAGACCTGAACAACTAACCTCCCTTATTCAAAAAAACTTCATGCTGATCAACAGCAGGATTACTTATCTCTCAAAAGAGCTTCAGACCAAAGCCGTTGAGATGAGGACTCTTGAAAGCAATGTTGATTATAAACTGAGAGCTATCACTGAAAAGCAAAAGGAAAGCTTCAAGAGCATTACCGGCATTGTTGACAAGCAGGTGGCGGATATCTCAATTGATGTGAAGCGTGCCTATAATGAAATGCAGATCAATCAAAAGGCAATCACCAAATTAAGAACTGATATTGATCGCATTGTTGCCAGCATGAGAAGTGTGCCGCCCCAGGCAGGTAAGCAGGATTTTTTAGTACAGCAGCAGGCAAAAAAGCCGACTGATGCTGGCGGATGGCTTGGTGGAGCAATTGCAACCGCAATAGCTGCTGCCGCTGCAAAGGCAGCAGTTGATGTAAACAAATTTTCTCACGAATCAATAAGAGACAGACAATCCCGCCGTGAAAAAGAGGGCTTCAATTGGCTAGAAAAAATTCTCTTTGGCCCAGGGGGGTATGATTGGCAACCAGCCCATGAAAGGGCTACTGAAGCTGATAAGCAATGGATGATGCGAGAATTCAAAGAACGCTTTGCTAAGAAGATGGGAAAAAGTGTTTCTCAAGTTGAAAAAGCTATTGAGGAAAGAAAATACCAAGAGGGTGTGAAAAGCGGGAAAATAGAGGAAGTTAATCCTTTGCTTCGAAATGTTTTTCCCGGTTCTGATGTTTTTATCAATCAATATGGTTGGCCAAATGCTGCAACCACTGAAACCCTTCTTGATGTTATGCAGGGCAAACACGCCAAAAGAAGTGCAATAAAGAAATGGCTTGGAATTCCATCTACTCCTGAAGAGAAGAAAAAACAGGATGAGTTGATCAAAGAGCTAATGGGCAATATGAAGTATGGTGGTGTAGCTATGCAAAAACCACCACAAGAAGAACAACAAAAGGGAGGAAGATTTAATTGGGGTGGCGGAATACCAATGTCTGGACCACTTGGACCAGGGATGCAGATACCAAGGAATGTTCCTCAAGGCATGATGCACCTTGGTGGTCCAATGCCAGACGACACCCGATTTGATTACACAGGAGGAATGCCAAAAGGCGTAAACATTCCTAAAATCAAAAAGGTTGGTGATCCTGAGTGGGTGCAAATCACAATCGGCAATAAAACATTCCTTGTTGCTCGTCACATAAAGGATGCAGCTATTGCTGCTGCCAATGAGGCAGAGCGAATGGCTAAATCAGTTGCTGTTAACATGCTGACCTTTGGCGATATGATGGTCCAGCTAACTCAGAAATATGGACCAGAAGTCATTGAGGCTTTACGCAAGGCTGGCTATTTCGCCTATCTTGTTGGCAAGTATGCACTTGAGAATGTTCCCCCCGAACTTTATCAAGCGCCAGTATATGGCTTCATGAAAGGGGCGGAAGCAATCGGGAAAACTGGTCAACGAGCCTATGAAGCGGGAAAGAAAGGTATCACAACTTACGGTCCAGAAGCAGCTAGATTTATAGCAAAACAATGGGCCGGTAGTTTGACCATGCCACATGACATTGCTGAAGTGGGAGTTACAGCTGCAAAAGAATATGGACCAGTAGCAGTAGAGCAAGTCAAACAGGCTGCACAAAAAGCAGGGCAGATCATTATTGATGTTGGCAACATGACTGCCGAAGCCTTGCGAGAAGCTTTGGAAAAAATATGTCCATATGGCCCTGATATACGCCAGTTAAAAGCAGATGTCTCCGAGCTACAAAAACAACTGAATGTTGGTATTCCCCCATTGCCTGAAAGGAAGGGGGAGCCTTTCATACCATTGCCTGAAAGGAACCCGTTTGGGAGATTACCATCATTTGCTGCGCCGGGATTGGTTGATGGTAGAGAAGATTTTTATAAGAAATTTGGAAGGCCAATGTATGCTGGCCTAGCAGGTGTTGCGCCACCAAAGGGAGTGCAGTATGTCGATCCAATAAGAGAAAACAATATCTTCAATATTCCTGGGATGAGAGAAGGACTGGATAAACTTGGTGGGGCAGTTACTAATTGGAATCCAAAATTCACAGTTGGTGGTGTTGCTAAATCTATGGAGAATCCATTTGTAAATTGGAACATTGGGTTATCAGCAGCAAAACAGGCAGTAACTGGCAGTCCAGTTGAAGGTGTTCCAACCAGAATACCCACCAGTAGAGTTATTGCGGGAAAAGTTGGCCCTCAACGAGGGTATGAATATATCCAATCAAAATTCTTTTCTGATGAAGAAATAATGGCAATGAGAGCAGGACAGGGTGGTGTATTTAGTATGGGTGGAGGTGGCGGATACAGATATGGTGGAGGAGGTGGAGGATATGGCTATGGTGCTGGCATCACAAGACCAGGGGGGCCATCAACAAAACCACTTAGCGCATTAGAAACTATGTTAAGAGGCAAATTATCATTACCACAAGAAGTGCTTGGTGTAGAAGCTGGCAGTTGGAGAAATCGTGTTAATATATCTGCTGCGCAAGGTGCGGCATCTGTTAGATATAACAATCCAGGGGCAGCTTGGCCTAGAAAAAGAGATGAATTATATGGAATACAAGGATATGGTGTTATTGGTGGGGGAAATGAAATTGGGTATTTTCCAACTGTTGTTCACGGTGCTGCTGCTAACTTTGATCTTTGGGGAACACCAGGGCAAGGTTATATTGGTAAGACATTAAGGCAAGCAGTGACAAGATGGAGGAATGATCCGAACAGTCCTGTTCCAGCAGGATATGATCCTAATCAGGTTCTCACAGTAGAAATGGCGCGTGATCCAAATTTCATGATTCCATTCTTCAAACAAATGGCAAAGCATGAAGCTGGTAGAAAAACACCTATTACTGACCAAGAATGGGAGCAAGCATATAAACTATTCCAAGCAGGGGGTGTTGAAAAGGCAAGAGAATTAAGTAAGGAAAATTTGCCACCAATTTTACCGGGCATGAAAAAAGTTGCTGCTATACGAGAAAGAAATACTACATTAATTCATAAAGCAAATTGGATACAAGAACAAGCACGAATAGCTAAAATTAATCGTAAATTTTATTCAGATGAACAATTAAGACAAATGCAAAGAAGTGGCATGTTTGGGACTGTGGGAGGAATGACAGAAACTGCTGCGGCAGGAGATGTTTCGGGTAGACCTGATCTTAGGGGTAAATCGTTGCAATCTGCCTTACCCCAAGGAAAAGAAAGATTTTTCCATCAAGAAGGTCGTGTCGGTGGTGTCAATAAGCGATTGCTAAACGTCCTCAAAGAATCATCAAAAGATTTACCGTCTGGATATAGAGTGGAGATGATCAGTGGACGTGATCCTAGAAGCACTGGAACACCTAATCATCCCGGAGGAATTGCTGTTGATGTTAAAATTTATGATGATAAAGGAAGATTAATTCCACATGATAGCAATAGTCCAGGGTGGAAACATTATGAATCTCTGTATAGGTCTTCCGTTATTCGCGGAGAAAAAATGTATCCGGGAGAAGAATTTATTTGGGGTGGTGCTTGGATTTCAGGTGCGGCTGGTCGTGGTGATCCAATGCACTATCAAATTAGACGAGGATTTGGCGCACAAAGTTCAAGACGATATTCGTTTGAACGCGGATTATCTCGTTCACACCCATTTGTAAGAGAAGGTGGACAATTAACCCCGGCTGAAAGAGCCGCATATGATGCTTCTGTAAGGGAGCGCATGGCTGAAGAAGCAACGCCTAAACCAAAAGAAGTTGATATCCCAACACCTCAACGAAAAGCTGCTGCACCAACACCAAAAGAGCAACCAAAACCACAAGAACAGCCAAAGGCAGCACCAGAACCAACACCAAAAGAGAGAACAGCACCTGTCTTAAACAAGGCAAATGAGACTATACAAGCAACCAAATCTGGGGGTGCTATTACACAGGAAAGCCAAGGGAAAAAGAAGAAATCAGGAGAAAACGAGGTTGCTTCTAAGGATAAAAAATCAACACCTGAAGCTGGGAAGGGGGCATATCAGAAGAAAGAGGAAGAACAGACTTCAGAATTTAAAACAGCAAGATCAAATGCAGCCGATAGTGTTCCTTCAATGCCAGGAAGGGATGGCACTGGAACACACAGTAATTATTGCTTCATTTGATTTATGCACTTGTTTCTCACACCTTGAGAAATCTCGAAATTCACACCAACGAAATCCACTATGATAAAAGTAAATGGAAGCTGCATTTTTTCAGTAATTTTAACTCGTGTATTATCTTTCATTGCCGGATTCTCAATTCAGACCAACGGAGCCTTTTACCAGCCCACCCATAATGATACACCTGACGAAATATAGCTGTCCATATTTCACCCTGTGCTATTTCAATTTTTGAAAAAAATAACGATTTATGGACTAAGGAGCCTGTGCAAGATTGTAATGCAGTATCCCCAGGATGGTCTACAACCATCAGTTTTACTTTCGAATAAGTTTCATCTTTTTGATCCATGTTCTTTTCCTATAGAAGAATGGGGAGACTAAATCCCCCCATTCTCATCAACAGCGAAGTCAATTCATACAAATAGATATAGGATGTTGGGAAAGGAGTTTTTCAATAAAAAAACCAACACCCTAGATATCAACATTGTTAGATGCAATGCCAACATCCAAGATAAGCCTAGCAATCAACGATACTCATGTCAACCACTAAGTGCTTCATCCTTGGTGTCCATGTCAGCGATTTTTCTGAAAAAATCTTCATCGAAATCGTCTTCACTTTTTGAAGAAATTTCTTCCTTCTCATCAACATCGAATGGCACCTCTTCTTCTTCATATTCCTCAACTGCCCGTGCTGGACGATCAAGACCAAGAACACGAGTTAGCTGTGCCCTCAATTCAGCTTCAGGCTTGAATAGCTCATCAGCAATGAATGGCTGGAGAGGATATTGCATTGCCCAAATCTTCTTCAACTCATCATCTTTTTTGGAAAGAGGTGATGGGTCTTCAAAGACAGATTTATCATAATTTCTGTAGCCAGAAACATGACGAATGATGAGACGCAGATTGGCACCATCCCAGAAGTCAAATGGATTAATAGCCTTGTCCCCTTCAAATGCAGGGTTCATTAGCTCATTAACTTTATCAAAAATTTTCACACCATAACGATAGAGAAACACTTTGCCTTCATTTTCAGGTGATGCGGGGTCTTTCAGGACCATAATATTAGAAACGAAAGTGACCTTACGCTTTTGCTTTGAAACCTGCTTGCGCTTGGCTTCACTACCACTATTCCATAGCTCACGATTGACATCACAAACGGGACATTTACCCCCTTTTGTCGTCGAACACATTTCGATATACCAAAGACCAGTTGGCCCCTGGAAACCATGTGTGAAGTATCTCACAAATGGAACCGATTCATTTTCAACTGCGGGAAGAAAACGAATAATAGCATTCCCATTTCCTGCCTTATCCGTTGTGGGTTGCCAGAAACGATTATCTTCTTCTCGATTGCTGGCGCTGTTTAGCTTGTTTAGTTCTTTATTGAGGGAATCAAGATGTGCTTGACGACTATTCTTGAGGTCTGTAAATGTTGTCATATATATTCTCCGTATTGTTAATATTGGTAATATTTTTAATATTAGGCATTTGCGCCTGAGTATATTTATACTCTCTCTTTAAAGAAAGTCAAGCATAAATCGCGATATTTCTTTTTTTCGTATTTGATAAATGGAGTATACTTTTTGACCAGAAAATAGATGTTTTTCCAGATTGGATCATCCCCAATTGTCCTATCCCAATCATCCAGACAATTGACCATGTTGGCCAAGATACAAAAAGTTTCTAATGAAATTTTTTCAGCCAGCAACAGCTTCATGAGTTTTGGGTGCTGGCCTTTCTCTACTGAGAAATTGGAGTTAAAATCCCTGTTCAGAGATAGCAGTTCCTGGGAGAAGACATAATAGAAGGATTGCTTGCGCCGCTTCCAGTCCTCATAGGTTTCCTTGCTTTCCTGAGTGAACAGATCACCAACCCAATACACTCTTTGCTTGATCAAATTAGACAAGATCAAGCCAAAAGGATCAGGTTGCTTTGCCAGCTTTTCGAACTGATACTTATCAGTTCTTTCGTGGTATTTCTCGGGGGATGTTCGTGTCTTAAAAGAGT